TCCGGGGGGGGGGGGGGGGGGGGGGCGGGGCCGCGTCACATGCTACTGTTGCCGCTAATGCTACAGCCGGAGCCGGCGGCGACGGCGCCCGAGGCGAATGCGTGGTCGAGGAGTTCGGGTGAGCCGACCGGCCCAACCGTGCTAGACTAGGCTGACACAATGTTTGACAAGCTCATAGACGTCCTGATTTCGGTCATCCACTGGTTCAAGTTCTGGTGTGTGTGCGGGTTGGAACACTCCGGGGTCATAATCCGGTTCGGGCACCCCGTCCGTGACCTAAAGCCTGGGTTCAACCTGATGTGGCCGTTCGTGGAGGACGCCGTGAAGGCCGACGTGCGGGTGTGGGCCGACGTGCTTCCCGCCCAGTCGCTCCGGACGTCCGACGGCGTGACCCTGGTCGTGCGCCTGATGGTGTCCCACGCCGTCGTGGACCCGCGCACGTTCGCGTTCAAGGTCTACGACGCCAACAACAACATCCAAGACGTCGCCGCGGGACAGCTCGGGTCCGCGGTGATGTCCGCCACGGCCGCCGAGGTGTTCGACGGCACGGTGCTAAAGAAGGTCCGCCGCAAGGTCGTCACCGCCGCGAAGGCGTGGGGCCTGGAAATCCACAATGTTCAATTCGTCGATTGCGTCGAAGCGCCCGCATTCCGGGCCTTCGGCATCTCTGGAGGCTCCCATGACCCCACCTGACCGCAGCGCCCGTGACCCCGGACGCTACGCCCTCATCCCCAAAGTAACGCTGATGTCCCTAAACGACCGCCTTAGTAACGTCGAGCGCATCCTGCTCCAAATCCAGTCCAACCAGACCCCCAAGTGGGTCAAGGCCGGTGGGTGGACCACCATCGTGGGGTCCGTGCTGGCCGTGGCGGTCAAAATCCTGGTGACGGGGGCGCCCTAACGTGTCGCGCCTCCAGTCTCTCCCTATCCCGTTCGTCGGGGGCATGTCCGATGCCATCGACGAAAAGCTCCTCCCCAACGGGGTGTTCGCGGACATCCGCAACGGCCGCATCCCCCAGGGCGGGTCGCTACGGCTACGGCGGGGCTGGCGGCCGGTAACCATGACTGCGTTGGACGGCACGGGGCTGTTCGCGATTGACCTACACTCGTCGGGTTCGTCCCTGGTGATGGTGGACTCGGGGTTGCGGTCGGCCGTGCTAGTCGAATCGAACGCCACGCGCCCGTGGGTACTGAACACCGCGGCAGCGTTGTCTCCGGTGACCCAGTTGCGCAACGTGGGCAACATTCCCGACCTGAACGCGAACGTCGAACGTGCGTCCGCAGCCCTGACCGCCGACGGCGTGTACGGATGCGTGCTGGTACAGACGGCCACCCGGTCCGTCGTGCGCGTGTTCGAACGTGACTCGGACCAGACACTGACCGTCGTGGAGCTGAGCAATGGCTCCCGCGTGCGCAAGGTCGTGTCCCTGGGGTCCACGTTCGGTCTGGTCGAGAACTCCGGCACCCAAATCGACCTGTATACACTGACCCCGACGGCCACCGCCCCGGCGTTCTCGCTGACGGCCACGCTGCTGTCAGCGACCCAAGACTGGTTCGACGTCGCGGTCGCGACCGACACCACGCCCGGCAAGATACACCTGGTCACGACGGACACCGCGGGCACCGGCGCGACGGAGTACCGGCAGTTCACGACCGCCGGTGTTATTGTAGGCGCGGCCAAGACCGTTGCAGCCACCGACACGAAGGCGTCGACTGTTTACACCCTGGACGACACGCGCGTGCACGTCGCGTTCCAGAAGGCATCCGACTCGCGCGTATCGCTGCTGTCGTTCTCCGGGACGTCGCCGTACACCACGTCGGCCGGCCCGACGGAGCTGAACGCCCAGACCATCATCCGTGGGCGGTTTGCGATTGGCGAGACCGGGTCATCTATATTCGTGGCATCCGAGCGGTCATCGGGCGCGTCGGACTTGAACCGTGCGTATGTCAACCGGCTGACGTTGGCGCATGCCAACACTAGTTTCGAGCAGTTGTCGGTCCAGTTGTACGGCGGGTATCTGTCCAATGGCGGATTCGCCGCGGCGGGGTTCACGCTGGGTGGGCCACTCCCCTCGGGCAACCGCGGCCGAGTCGCCGCGTACCAGTCCATCGAACAGCCATGGGTATATGCCGAGTTCGGCATCGGAGCGCGGGACTCCTCCACTTCGCACGCGCCGTTCTGGCCGGCGCTAGCACCGACCGGTGACGCCCTGATACTGACCCCGATTGACCGCACTCCGGAGGCCCCGTCCGACACTACGCCCCGGACTGCTAAGGTACAGTCACTGAAAGTTGCCAGTCTCGAACGGCGGCCGTCGGCTGAGCTGGCCGGCGCGCTGTATATCACGGGCGGCGTGCTGATGCAGTGGACCGACGGGTATTCGGAGACCAGCCTGGCCGCGCCGGCACTGGCCAGTCTGTCGCCGTCCAACGGGTCGGGGTCACTGACCCTGACCGGGACGTATTCGTATATCGCACAGCTGGTGTGGCAAGACGAGCAGCATCGAACGCACCGCTCGGACCTGAGCCTAGCCGCCAACCAGACCCTGGTCGGCGCGGAGGATACGATGACCGTCCAGGTCAATGTGCCGAAAACACTGCGCCGTAGTGGTAATCTCATCACCAATCCGCGTATCGAGTTGTATCGCACGGAGAACGGCCTGGTGCCCGGTCAGCCGGGGGAGCTGTTCTACCTGACCAACACCGGAGCGGTGGACACGTTCACGGATTCGGTGACTATCGTCGATGTAACGCCCGACGCTACACTTATCCACAACCCCCAACTCGTTACCCAGGGCGAGTTCGGGGCCACGTCCGGTGTGCTACCAATGTGCCCACCGCGGGCGTCGTCGTTCATCGCTGCTACGAAACGTCGGCTGGTGCTCGGGTCCGCCGACACGGCGTGGCAGTGGTCGCAGGTATCGTTCCCCGAGACCCAGATTTGGTTCGCCGAGCCCGGGTTGGTCGGTGACCCGGCCCAGGCATACTTCGACGATGTCGAGGCCGGACGTATCACGGGTGTAGCGGCTCTGGACGAGCTGGCGTTCATCGGGACGTCCAGCCGGCTATACGTCACGGGCGGCGCCGGGCCGAACCTGGCGGGTAACGGCGAGTTCGACCCCCCGCACCGGCTCCCCGCCGACGTGGGATTCTACTCCACCGCCTCCATCCTGGAGACCTCTGAGGGGCTGTGGTTCCTGGGGGGTCCGGACGCGATGTACCAAATCCCCCGCGGGTCGGGCACCCCCGTGCTCGACCACTCGGCCCAGGACCGGTTCTCGACCAGCATCACCGTCGTGGGGTCCGGGTACGAGTCCGCCGACAACCTCGCCGCGTGGGCCGCATCCAACGCCACGCTGATTGCACGCAAGCTGGACACCCAGCAGTGGTTCGGCGACGGGCTCCCGTTCACACCCATCGCGCTCCTGGGGCACCGAGGGCGGCTGTACGCCGTGGCGTCCGACGGCGTGGTGTGGGCCCAGGAGTCCGCCGCGTACGGCGACGGCGCGTCCGGGGCCACGGCGGTGGCCTTGCGTGTCACTACGGGACAAGTAGCCCCGTTCGAAATGGCCGGCCAGGGCCGGCTCGCGTGCGTGGAGGTCCTGGGTGAGTTCCAGGCCGCCGCGGCCATCCTGGGGGAAATCTCCTACGACGACGGGCAGTCCTGGACGTCCCTCGGCACCCACACCGTGTCCGGGCTGACGACCGGCGACACGTTCCAGCGGGAGTGGTTCCCGGCCCGCCAACGCGGGGACCGGTTCCGGTTCCGCATCACGATGACCCCCACCGTAACCACCACGGAAGGTTGCCGGCTGACCGGCCTCGTGGTATCCTACACCAAGCGGAACGGGCCCTCGCGGCTCGCGTCTGCCAGCCGAAAGTGACCTGACGCTATGTCGATGACCGATTACGACCAGTATTCCGACCCGACGGCCGCGGCGGCCCAGTACGGCGGTGCGCCTGCCCCCGCGGCTCCCGTGGCCAAGCCCCCGATGCCTACCAGCAACCCCGGTGTGGGGTACAAGTGGGTATACGTCCCGGCCACGAACTCGTGGGAAGTCCAGGGCGCCTCGGCCAAGGAGACGATGGACCAGAACCTGGCCCAGTCACGTGGCCAGTCCCCCGCCGGCCAGGCCCCCGTCGTGCCGTACGCCAACGCCGGGGCGTCGGCCGCACCCCAGACGAACGCCCAGGTCGCGTCCCAGCAGCCCCAGTGGGGCGCCCACTACGTCGAGACGCCCGAGCAGGCCGCCACCGCGGCTGGCCAGGGCGCCGCGCCCGTGGGCTCGGGCGGGCCCAAGCCCGCCGGTGGCGTCATCGGGTACGACCCGGGGTACACGAAGGTCGACCGTACCGCGTACGACCAGGCCGCCCAGGGCTACGACCGGGCCGTGTCGACGTTCCAATCTGAGCTGGACCGGTTGTCCGGCGTGGACCCGTTCGGGAACCAGGCGTTTCTGCGCCAGGCCACTGACCGCGCGGCCGCCCAGGCCGGCGGCATCGCGTCCGGCGGGCTGTCGACCGCGACGGCACGTGCGGGCAACATGCGCCAGGCCCAGGGTCAGCAAGCCGCGATGGTCGCCCAAGGCGCCCAGCAATCCGTCATCCAGCGCAACGCCGACGAAGTCGCCGCGGGGCAGCTCCGGACCCAGAACGCGACCGGTCTGGCGAACACGCTCGGGCAGAAGGCCACGAACGAGTTGGAGCTGGCGAAAATCGATGTCCAGACCGGGATGGCGAACATGGATGCGTACCTTAAAAAGTACGGCATCGACGCCCAACTGAAGCAACAGGACATCGAAAACCTCCGCAATGTCAACGTGGAGTTGCAGAAGCTCGGGGAGCAGGCCCGTGAGTCCGACGTGGACGCGTTGCTCAAGAAGTACGGCATCGACCAGAATACGACGGTGGCGTTGAAGCAAATTGCCCAGTCTGGCAAGCTGACGATGAAGGATGTCGTGGGTGGGATTTTCGGCGCTGGCGCGGCCGTCGCGGGCGGGCTGGCGATGAAGTCCGACATCCGGTCGAAGTTCGACATCCGTGACCCGGACCTCCGGGACCTGGAGGACTTCCTCGGCCGCACGAAGGGCAAGCTGTACCGGTACAAGCAACCCAACGCCCCCGGCCAGCGCGCGGGCCTGAACTACGGGCCCATGGCCCAAGACCTCGCCAAATCCAAAATCGGTAAGACCGTGGTCGTCGAAGGCGCCGACGGGCTGTACGTGGATACGGGTCGGTTGGCGCTCGCCGACCACGCCGCACTGTCCGCGCTCGCGGCCGAGGTGAAGGCCATTCGTGACGCGGGGAGCAAGAAGTAATGGACCCGCTAGACCCATCCGTGCTCGAAGCGACCGGCGGGCCGTCCGTCGGCGGTGACCAGGTCGTGTCCATCACGCCCGATTCCATCGACCCGTCGTACGCCATGGTCGAGTTCGCTGACGGTCGCACCGAGACCCGCCCCACGTCGGAGGCGGAGACGCTCCCGAAGGTGCCCCAGGCCCCGATGGGGCCACCGATGGCGCCCGCCGGTGCGGGCGGATTCGTCCAGACCCAGGCCAGCGAGTTCGAGGGCATTGACGGAGCCCCCCCTCCGGGTGACCCGGCGCGCGATGCCTGGTTGCAGTCCCAAGGCTCCCAGGGGTTCTCCCCGGTCGGCCGATTCGAGCCCGGCAACTCGCTGACACCGTCGGGACCGATGGTGTATCGCACGGGCGACGAGTTCCGCCCGGCCGGCACTCCGCCGGCTGCACTATCACTGCCCGACGCTAGCGGTGAACTGCCGGCCGCCCAGCCCGACCCGAACGCCCCCATAGTGACGGCGCCCGGCACGGGCGGCCCGACCGACCCGACGGCGACCACCGAGTCCGTCGGCGTGACCACGAATGACACGGTCACCGACCCCACCCAACTGGCCCAGGATGTCCCGGCTGCGTATAACGACATCGCCGACACCCTGGACGCCGACGCCCAGGCCCGTCAGGACGCCGCGGCGACCCAGAACCAATTCGAGCTGGACCAGGCGAACGCCCGGGAGCAACAGCTCGCGGACGACGCGCACCGCGCCCAGATACACACCGAGGAAGCCCAGCGCGTCGTCAAGGTCATCGAAGACACCCCGATTGAGGAGGACTTCTACAAGGACTCGCCCGGCCGCCAGGTCGCTGCGTGGGTGGCGTTGGCGCTGTCCGGGTTCCTGTCGGGTTCCACCCAGGGTGCCAACCCCGCGATGGGACAAATGATGCAGGCGCTATCCGCCGCGCAGGAGCGATTCATCGCGAACCAGCGTGCTGACAAGACGTCCAAGCTGAACAAGCGCATGGCGGAACTGGGTGACGCCAAGACCGCCGAGGCGTCCGTCCGAATGCAGCTCGGCAAGGTATTCGAGGACCGCGCCAAGCTCCAGGCCAAGCAGGTCGGCCTGGCCGAGCTACCGCCCGCGGTGTCGACGGCCGGCGCCCAGATGCGCGTCAAGGCCGCCGAAGCCTCCCAGGCCATCGGGTTGCACGTCCAGCGCCGTACGGACGAGCGGTTCACCCAGGAGCGGCGGCCGCTCCCCACCCCCGCGGCCCCGACGAACCAGGCCGAGCAACAGCTCCAGTCCATCCTCGGCCCCCAGTACGCCAAGAAGCACCAGGAGGCCACGGACCCGAAGGGGGCCAATTTACCCGGGCTACTGACCGGCGCGAAGCGTGCCGAGCAAATCGCCAGCCGGCTGGACCAGTTGGCCCGTAATAACGGCGGCACCCTCCCCGGTGAGGGCCTCACGGGTGAGTTCGGCTCGGCCACGTCGGCGAAGATTTTCAATAACCAGTCGTCGAAGGACGTGCTGGAGGCCCGTTCGCTGAAAGAGGAGTTGAAACTCGCGTTCAAGCAATCGTCCTCCACGTCGAAGTTCTTTGATGGCGTACAAGAGGTGAAGGGGCTAACGGATATCCTCGAAACTAGCAACTGGGAAACCTCATCGAAGGCCGTGCGGTCGTACGTACAGCGCGCCCACCAGGGCGCCCTAGCCGTCGCCGACGGAGTCGCGCCGGGCCGTGGCGAGGCCTACCTGAAGTACCTGGAAGGCGCGTCCACTCCGCGGGCCGGGGCCCCCACGCCGAAGCGTTCCACGGGGTTCAAGGTACCGGGCGCGGCGGGCGGGGAAGCCGACGTCCTGAAGGCCAACGAGCCCGGGTCCCCGGCCGCACCCACGACACCGACGGCCGGCGCGGCTCCCACGGGTGGAGGCCCGGCGCAGCCCCCTTTAGCGGAGTCGCGGCACGAGTGGCGGCGCGCTACCCAGGCCGCCGCTAGTGAGGCGGGGTACAACCCCGACGCCATGTCGCGAATCGTCGCGTTTGAGTCCGGGGGCAACCCCAAGGCCAAGAACCCGTCGGGCGCGTCAGGGCTGATTCAGTTCATGCCCGATGTGTTCGACGGCATGACGAAGCCGCCCGGGTACGAAAACGTGACGCACGACGACCTGGGCGACCTGACCGTGGAGGAGCAAATGCCCCTCGTGGTCCGGTACTTCCAGGAAAAGGGTCTGAAGTCGGACGCGGACGCGGGAGAGATGTACCTGGCGGTGGCCGCGCCGGGCCTGCTCGGCAAGCCCGACGGCCAGGTGGCGTACCGCAAGGGTTCCAAGGCTTGGGAGCAGAACCCGTCCTGGCGTCCGGCCGACGGGGGTGATATAACTGCTGGGTCCATCCGCGCGAAGGGGCGCTCTCTGTAATGGCTGACCTATACCTAAAAGACCCGACCACCGGCGAAGTCGTCGTGTTCGACGAAGCCGACGCCCAAGGCGCGGCGAACGCGGGGTACCAATCCCTAACCCCCGAACAGGTCCGCCAGGCCCAGGCGTCTGAAGTCGAGGCCCGCCCCGCCGGGGCGCCGACCGGCCTGGCGACGGACACGAAAACCGGGTACGACCCGGTTACTGAGTTCACGGCGAAGGCGGTCTCCGGCGCGACGTTCGGTCTGGCCGAGCGTGACGCGCGGTCGGGGGCGACCGCGGCCCGGTACACGGCCGAACACCCGTACGCGGCCATGGGTGCCAGTGTACTAGGTCAGGCCCCCGCGATGGTACTCGGTGGTGTGGCCGGGTCGGCTATCCGCGCTGGTGCGGCTGGTGCGTCACTGGCTACGCGAGCCGGCGCGGTCGCGGCGGATTACGGTATCAACGCCGCCGTCGGCGGGGCCCAAATCGAGGCCGAGCAGTCACACGAGGCCGGAGAGAACTTCTCGTTCACCGACGCGGCCCTGGCCGGTGTTGCCGCGGAAGTCATGGGCCGAGGCGGGGCGTGGACCATTTCGAAAACCCTGGGCGGCGCCCGGAATCTCATCACGCGAGCCGCACGCGACGCCGTCGCGGCCGACGCCGAGCGGACGCTGTCGAAGGGCGGGTGGGTGGGGGATTACCGCACCGCCCAGCACGCCGACGTGTACCACGACCAGCTCGCGGACCTCGGCGCGAAGGACCTGGACACGCTGGAAACCGCCACGGCGGAGGTGGGCCGCCAGGATAAGAAGCGCGCCCGCATCATGGCGTCGGTCGTGGACCATCCGGCCGTACAGCATGAAATCAACGTCGGGGCGGTAGAGGGACTACAGCGGCTCCGGACCGCGTTGACCGACGAGCTGGAGTCCGCGGGCGGCGGCCCGGCCAAGCGCCTGGCCAAGCAGCTCGACGAGCGCATCGCTGCGCTGGAGGCCGCGCCTAAAGGAAAGAAGCTGTGGCGCATCCTAGACGAAAACCGCCAGGCGCTCCAGGAATACCGCCAGGACCTGCACCAGGCGTACGACACGAACCCGGGGTCCGCGTGGCTGTCCCGCGAAGGTCTAGCGTCCATCGATGCGGCCGAGGAAGCCACCCGCACGGCGCTACTGCGCGAGGATGCGTGGGGTGAGGCCGCGGCCCGGATGCAGCGCGAGTACAACGTCCCGTTTCACGAGAAATGGTTCCCGGCCCGCAAGACCGTGCTGGCCGACCTGCACTTCGCCACGGGCAAGGACGCCCAGGGGTTCACGACGTACCGAGGTGAACCCAGCAAAATGCGTAAATTCCTCACCCAACTGGGTGGGACCAGCCCGGATACACACCGGGCGCGGGAATTGTTCACCCAGTACCTCGACGGTGCGGAAGCTATCGCCCGAGCCGGCGAGCGCGACGCCCCGAAGGCGGCCCGGGAGGCGCTCGAATCGGTACGCCGCCTCCGAAAGAACATGGCGAACTCCACGTTCATCAACGCGGCGGCCGAGCGTACAGCCGCCCGTAGTACCGTAGCCGACGCGGCTGGCACCGCCGTGGCGGCGGGGTTGGGGCTGGCGGCTGCCGGGCCCATGGGGGGCGCGGTCGGTGCTGGGGCCTTCCGCGGGGCACGAATGGGGCACTGGTTCGGTCAGGCCGCGGCCAAGCTGGGGCTGTTCAAGGGGGAGCTGCATTCGATGGCGGAACTCCTCGCCAAGGACGCCCTTCCCGCCGCTGCGGGCAAGGACGTGACGGAGGGCCTCACCGACCGGCTCACGGACGACATCATGGACGCGCCGTTCCCGAAGGCGGAGTCCCTACGGCCGCCCGGGGAGGCCGGCCCCATCGCGGGCCAGCCCCAGCGCGCCGTTGGTGTGGCCGCGCCCCCGGAGGCCCCGGCGGGGCCGTTCCCCGGCCCAGGCCAGGTCGGACGTCAGGAGACCCCCCGCCGGCCCGCGGGAATGGAAGCCATCACGCCCCAACAGCGCCCGATTTCGGTCGGCGCCGAGCCGCCCCCGCGTGAGCCCGGCGGTGGGGGATTCCCCGATGAGCGTCCCACCGACGCGAGCGGGCTGGCCCGCACAGCGACCGAGCGGCCCGAGGCCGGCGGCGCGTACCACCAGGGCGCCGCGGCGTGGGACCCGCACCGGGCCCCCGAGCAGTACGGGGTGTGGTCACCGGACTCTGCCCGGCCGTTGCCCGAGCCGGGCAACACCCCCGCACGGGGCGCGGCCGGCGGGTGGGAGCCGATGGCCCCGCCGTCGAAGCTCGAATCGGAGCTGGCCGGCGAGTCCGCGCTCCCGTCGATGCGTGAAGGCTCGGAGGTCCCGCTCGCGGGCGAGGCGATGGCGCCCACCCACCCAGCCCCGTACCGAACCGAGGGGATGGCGTACTTCGAAGGCCATGTCCAGCCGGGCGAGGCCGCACGGTCCGCCGAGGCGAAGCGGATGCAGGCCCTCACGGAGGGTGAGTTCGCCCACGTGGTCGACGGACTGAACGCCACGGGACAAAAGGCTCCCGATGGTTCCCTTTTGGGGGACTTCCTGCGCCGCAACGCCGACACCCTGAAGGCCGCCGGGCTCATCACGCTGGGTGCTGGTGCGTCGGCCGCGGCGGCCGACGGCGAAGACGGCGTGGCCGGGGCGTCGGCCGGGCTAGGGCTCGGGCTGATGGCCCTGACGAAGCGGGGGAAGCTGGGGGCGTCGATGCGTCTCGGCGCGAAGTTCGCGCTGACCGAGGAAGGCCGGGCCGAGGCGAAGGCCATCGTCAAGCAGGCTATCGAGGCGCTGCCCCCGCCTCCGCCCCAGACCACTACGCACTATTTTGGGCACCTGACGGACAGTGCCCGAATGGCCGAGTCCCCGCAACTGCCCGGCGTCAAGAAGCTGTTCGAAGTCACTCGCGAAGCCGCCCGGAAGCTGGACGAGCCCGAGCAGGCCGCCATCAACGAATGGGTCGGCGGGTCGCACTCCATCAAGTACGAGCAGCGTACGGGCCTGGTGTCGGAGTTCAAGGAGCCCACCGACCCCAGCAACGCCGCGTCGTTCGAGTCGGCGATGGACAAACTCACCGTCATGAACCCCACGAAGCACGGGGACTTGTACCGGTACGTGGACCTAGAGGACTCGGGGCTGGCGGAACTGCTCACGAAAGACGAGTACGTAGTCCCGAACCACATCTCAACCTCGTACTATCCGGATACGGACTTCGGGCCGCACGAACTACGGTTCACGAAGGTGGACTCCGCGGGGGCGCTCATCGGGGTCAACCCGGCCGAAATGGAAATGGTCCTGACGCCCGGGACCCGGGTCAAGGTCACCGGCCGGTACGTCAACCCCGACACGGGGAACTTCACGTTCACGATGCAGGAAATCCCCGCCACCGTCGCGGGCGGGCTGAAGGACGTGGGTTACCTAGCCATCCCCGCCATCGGCGCGGCGGCGCTCGATTCTGCGGAGAAACCTGACGGTGGTACCGCCGGCGCGGGTGGTGTGGGGATGGGATTCGTCGGTGCGGCCAGCCTGTTCAAGCAGGCCCGCGGGCGCCTCGTGGCGGACGTGGCCCGGCGGCTGTTCTCCCCGACGGTGGGGCGGCTGGCCACGCGGCTCGCTGCGCGTGCGGTCTACAGCCGGTCGGACCTGGCTAAACGTCAAGCCGAGTTTCAGTCCTGGGGCGAGAACCCCCAGGAGCTGGTCGACCGGGTGGCGGAGGGACTCCGGGACGTCCCGCCCGAGGTCCAGCCCAAGGCCCACGGCGGGGTGTTCGCCGCGGCTGCGTTCCTGAAAGAACGCCTCCCCAACGCCACCAAGAAGAACTCGATTTCGATGCGGGACATCCCCGTGTCGGCCGAGGCCATCGCGAAGTACGCACGGTACGAGGACGCCGCGCTCCGACCGAAGGAGGCGTGGGCCAACGCCGCGGCCCAGGGGCACGTGGGGGTGGAACTGATGGAGACCACCGAGGCGTTGTACCCGGACCTCCTGGCCGAAATCCGCGTGGCGGCCTACCTCACGGTCCGGGACGAAGGGCCCCCCACCAGCATCCAGTCGCGCGTGTCGTACGGGCGGCTGTTCGGCGGGGACGGGTCGTTCGCGGACCCCGCCATGTCGTCCACCGTGGCGGCTATGACGGCCTACGCCTACGAGCAGGCCGTACCGACGAAGCCCGGCGGGGGCCCGACGTCGAGCGGCAACGTGTCACACGTGGCCGCGGCGTCGGCCGCGCCCGCGGGGCTACCTCGGGTCGGTTGACGGGGTCGGAGGCGGGGTCCAACCCGCCTCCACCAGAATGCGCTCCAGCACCGCCGGGTTCGACTGGACGAGCTGACGGACCATCGCTGCCTCGGCCACGGAGTCATCCTCCGTCGGGCGGAGGCTGGCCGCCGAGTTGTTCCGCGTCGCGCGGGGGCCCCACGCATCCGGATGGCGTAGCTGGAGCCACGCGATACTAGCACGCCAGTCGACCGCGGCGGCCGACTTGATGGCGTTGATGTGGGGTATCTGTTGGGCCTCCTCTTGGGCTACGAACACCCGTGCGAAGTCGCGATAGGGGTTCGTGGCGCCGGGGGATAGCCCCATCCGCAACCACATGTCCAGGGTATCCTCGGACACGCCCACGCACCGGGCGCACGCCTCCTTGAACAACCCCGACTTGGCCGCGGCTATCAGCTGGGCGGCCAAGTCGGGGGTCAGTTCATGGCCCGGCGGGGCGAGGGCGGAGTCAGCCGAGGACATCGGCACGTTTCTCGGCGTGGCCGGCCAGGATGACCTTGTACGAGCCGCCGTACGCCCACGATACAACCACGCCCTCGGGGCGGTCGAACCCCGGGCACGCGACGGACCCATTCTGCGCCAACTCGTGCAGGCACGCCCGAAGCACAACGTCGGAGAACTCGCCCTCGTACATGACGGGCACCTGGCCGACCAGGCCGGGCAATCCCGGCCCCCAGAACGCGGAGAACCGCTTCTCCGCCAGCCCGTACCGGCGTTGAATGCCAGCGCCCCACCACTCGCCGAAGTGGTATCCGGGGCCGAGCTGCGCTAGCTGGACGGCGTTCTGCGCCACCCACCGAGCGAACCCGTAGTTGTCCGACCCGGGCGTGATGACCCGGGTACGGGATTGGGCGCTAACCACACCCTCCGGGCTGACCACGATGCACGCATTCGTGCCATCGATTTTCTCGGTGATGCGACACTGCGAGTACAGTCGGGGGATTTTGGCAAACGCGCGGAACGTATCAGTTGTAGGCAACAAAGTAAATCTCCTTCGATGCGACCAGGGCGTAGTACTTCGTGACGTAGTCACCGGACGGCAACCGAGTCTTTCGTACGAGGGCGGTGCACATAAAGCTCGGGCTAAAGGCCACGACCGCGCCCGGGACGATTTCCGTGTCCCGAACGTCCGGCCCCGTACGCACGACCCGCGCGTATTGCAACGTCACCGAGTCCCGCGTGCGGTGCCCGGCGTCGCCCGGGTCCTGCCGGTTGGCGGCCGCGACGCCGTGGCGCATGAGGTCCACCCCGAGCACCCCGTCGGGCGCCAGGATGGGGGAGGAGTTGAACGCATAGCGCTGCATGGCCGCGTCGTCGCGCTCGACCAGGACGACGCCGAGGCGGGGGATGAGTTCCCCGTCCTTCACGCGGGCCCACAAGAACGCATCCGGCACGATGGCGGACTCCACCCCGTTGTAGGGCAGGAACGCGGAGATACCCGACGCGGAAATGCCCCCGTCGTCCCCACCGATGTACACCACGACGCGGTCGCCGGGCTTCAAGTCGGGTGACCGTGACTCCACGATTTCCATCTCGTGGGACGTGTCGGACGTGGCGAGCTTGTCGTCCAGGAGGATGATTCCCCCGCCGGTGGCGAACCCCGCCGTGATGCCGACCGCCTGGCCGTGGAAGTCCACGGTCACGTTGGCCGCGGAGAGATTGGTTTCCTTCGCGACCACGTGGCCGTTTTTGCAGTATGCGCGCATTAGCAATCCTACCCGTTGTTCCTCGCCGCGAGCCATTCCTCACGCGAGAGCTTTCGTACCTTAGCACCCGACGCGCCGGATGCACGCTCCGGGGTGGCCGCGCGGGTCCTTTTCTTCGTCGAGGGCGCCTCCCCGAACACGGCGGCCCGCCGGTCGAACTCCTCCCGCTCCCGGCGGACCACGCGGTCGGCCGCCTGTCGGACGGACAGCTTCGGTTCGCCCAGGTCAGGGTCGACACTCTCCCGCAACACCTCGGCCACCTTGGCCTCCCACCCGTCGATTTTACGGACGACGGAGTCCGTCGCCACTTCGTCGCGAAGGGTTTCGTAGAACGCCGCGTCGACTCGGGCGACCCGCTCGGCTTCTAGCTCCGCGACCCGCGCCGCCTGGCGCTGGGTGGTCTCGGTCAGCGCCGGGATGCGGGGGTCCGTCGAGGCCCGCGCACGTACCGCGGCCATCCACAGCCCGTCTGGGTCGCGATTCGTCAGCGTTCGGAGCAATTCCGGCACGAGTTGTACTTCGCCCGCGTCGATGCGTTCCACGAGGTTCAGCACCGGGGCCCAACGCCCGACGACCGCTTCGGCCTTCTGGACGACCGAATCGCGCTCGGACTTGAGCTTGTGCTCCTTGCGCTGACGCGCGGCCCACTTGGGGGTGCGCTCGTCGTACAGCGCGGGGTCCTCGCCTAGGAGTTCCCCGAGCGTGTCGAGGTCACCGGCCGCTAGTGCCGCCCGAAGTACCTCGGGGGTTACCTCGCCCGGCGGGGCGCCAGGTGAAGGGGTTTTCGCACTCGTCGGCTGGGGCGCGTCGTGGTCGTCGGACGCCCGTCGAACGCGGGGCTTGCGGGGCGCCTCCGGCTCGGCCGCCTCCGTGGCTAAAGGGGCCTCGGCTTCGTCTGCCGGCGCCTCCGGGTCGGGAGTGTGGCGGGGGGCGTCGGCCGACGGGGCGTCGGGGAGCTTGGCGATGAAGTCGGAGAACGAAATCTTGGCGTCTGACAAGGGGGTCCTGTTATAGGTTGGGGCCCGAGCCTATAATAAGGCCGGGCCGGGTGGGGTTACAGGCCGGACGGCCCAGCTGGGGGCGGCCCGGCGACGGGGGCGCCAGGTGGCGCGGCCATCGGCGCGGCGCCCGGCGGCCCACCGACGGAGCCACCGAGGCCGACGTTCATGCCGGCCGAGCCCTGCATCGGCGCCGGAGCACCGAGTGGCGGCGCGGCGGCCTGGGGCGGGTTGACTTCCGCGGACATGGCCTCGGACAACTCCGCAATGAAATCGAGGAAGTACTGGAGCCGCTCGACGGGGACGCCGGACAGCTCCGCTTCCATCAGGGCGTCGACGACCTGGACCATCGCATCGATTTTGCGCATCCACGGCCGGGGCCCCTGGTAGAAGTCCGGCTCGTTCAGCTCGGCGTCCTTCGCCATCAACCAGCGGTCCATCTGCCACGCGACCCAGCGCCGCTGGGTCTTGATGACTTTCGTTTCGCCGGGGGTGTCGTAGGTCTGGATGGCCATGAGGTACGCCTCGAACGGGATGGCGCCCTTTTCCAGCAGCTCCTCGGCGTACTGGACGCGCTCCTCCGGGGTGTTCTTTTTCTCCCCGGTCGGCTTGACCTGCACGTGCAGGGCGTTCAAGTCCAGGTCCACAACGTCCTTCGCTTCGATGTCCCGGGAGAAGAAATCCCCCGTCCACCGGCGCTTGAACGCGGTGTTCTGCTCGTACAGCTTCCGCTGGGCCCGGAGCACGTGCCGGCCGATGTCGACGGCGACCCACTGAACGTACGCACGGTGCGTGGTGGCGTGCCGGTTGTCGAATCGGGCGCCGGCTTCGCGCTGGGCCACGCCGGACGGGAGGCCCGGCTCGGACTTGGCGGCCGAGTGCATCTCATCGATGCCGAGCGCGCGGGCGATGCCGGACTCGTGCTCGTGGAGCAGCTCCAGGTCGATGCGGTTGAACGGCGCGGGGTTCTCGACGGCCACGCGGGCGGCCGCGTTTTTCAGCCGGACCACCGTGATGGTGTCGACGTCGAGTACTTCGTTGATGTCGACGATGTCGGACTCCACCACGTAGTGTACCTGCTTGGCCGTGTGGGTGTGGGCTTCGTCGCAACGCTGGATGATTTCGTTGGCCTTCAGGATTTCCTCGTACACGATGTCCATCATCGGATTCGCCCAGAATCCCGTGAGGTTAGGGTTCGTGTGCAGGAACGCGAAGGGCGGCTCGTCGGAGTCCCATTCCTCGTCCAGTAGCACGGTCCCGTCGCGGAGCGTGACGATGTGGCGCCCGGCCTCCTCACCGATTTTGACGGCCCAGGCTTCCCATATCGGGACCAGCTCGGCGCGTGCCGTGCGGCCCGAGAACACCAGCCCGCCCCGGTCGGTGCGCGCCTCGACGGCGTTGACGATGGCCTCGCGGTGGGACGGGTACGAGCGGACCAGCCGATACGGTGGCCACCACGTGACCTCACCGAACGTGCGCGGGACCCCGTAGGACAGCTCTGTGTCGTCGAGGAACATGTCCAGCGTGTCGTGCAGCTCGACGACCACGCGGTCCTCCTCCGGCCAGGGGTACACCTTCGCGGCGACTGACCCAGTGGCCGCGTCGGCGATGCGGAGACCCTGGTGGCACAGTGCGTGCAGGTTCGCGAACTGGCCCTGGCGCATACCGTACTCGGCCAGGAGCAGCCGGGAGGACAGCTCCACTTTGCGCTTCAGCTCCCAGTCGCCATCGGTGACCATGAGGGCGGGCTGGGGCGCGTCGACCGCGCCGATTTTGCCCACGTGGGTCTCGACGTATTCGTAGAACTTGTTCCGGATGAGCGTGATGGTCTCGCGGTCCGGGTCGGCCGACTCGTCCCGCCACGAGAACCGGGCGTCCCGAGCGAACGGCGTGGCCAGGTCCCGGCCATGGTATCCGCCGGCCAGGCGCCGGGCGCGGATGCGGCGCCACATGAAATCCCGGGAGTATTGGTCCTCCAGTTCCACGATGGCCAGCGCGGCGGCCCGCGCGTCCATCTCCCACCAGGGCAGGTCTCCAGTCATAGTGTCCCCTAGTCTAGCACCGGCCGGCCGAACGCGCTATACTGAACCCGTGCTACAGCCGTTGACGCGCCTCCTCAAAATCCCCGAGGAGCGCCGCGCCCTCACCCCGCCGGAGTTACAATTCGTCTCCTCTTGTGCGAAACGACGGACGAATTGTTCCGGCCGCCGGGCGGGGAAGTCGTTCTCCGTGACGTTGTGGCTGGTCGAGCAGTGGAAGCGGCGCCCCAACCAGTCGTCGATATTCCTCGCGCTGTCCCAGGAGTCGGCCATCAAAATCGGCTGGGACGCCCTGCGAGAGTTCAACGACCGGTTCTCGTGGGGAGCGGTCTACAATGGCACAGACGCCACGTGGACCTGGCCCAACGGGTTCACATTGTACTACATGGGCTGTAAGGACCGGCGGTCGGCTAACCTCGTCCGCGGCGTCCCGAAAATCCACCGCGTCGGCGTGGACGAGTGCGGCCAAATCGCCGACCCGCTCCTGGAGTACCTGGTGGTGGACGTCATCGAACCCACCCTCGCGGACACGGACGGGGACCTGTGTTTACTGGGGACCCCCGCCGACACCGGCGTGGGGTTCTACGAGGACGAGATGGCGGCGTGCGCCGAGGCGGGGGCACACTTCTGCTGGACAGCCGCGGAGAACCCCCACCTGGAGAAGCCCGGGTCGGAGTTCATCGCCGAGGCCCTGGCGAAACGGTTCGCGGGGCGGGCCGATAACGCCACGTTCCGGCGGGAGTACCTCGGCCACCGGGTCCAGGAGGAGGGGATTCTCATCTACCGGCCGACGCTGGACCTCGACGGGGAGTTCTACGAACCCCCGCCCCCGTCCACGAACTACACGTCGATGGGTATCGATTTGGGGTGGTCAGATGGTATGGGGTTTGCTGTGGTGCGGTCGCGGTATCCCAACCCCGGAGCCCACGTGCTGGAGGTATACCGCGAGGCGGAACTCACACTGCCCCGTGCGGCCGCCATCGCAGAGCGGATGCGCTCCCAGCACCACGTCACGGAAATGTTCGTGGACGCCGCGGGGGGTGGTGGGCGGACACTGTGCGAAACCCTGGCTCGGTCGTACGGGTTGCCGTGTCAGCCCGCGGACAAGCGGGCGCGGCGTCTTAGAATTGAACAGGTCCGGACCATGCTCGATGCGCGCACGCTACGGGGGTCCATAGGGCGGTGCGGGCAGCTGCTGGAGGAATGGCGCGGACTCCCGTGGAACCTGGAGAAAGACGACCACCGCGAGGGCTACGTCGATGAAGCGACGGATGCCTTGCAGTATTCACTACAAGGGGGCGGCTTCTCCCACATGACTACTTGGCAACCGGAGGAGACTCCGGAGCAAGTGTATGCAAAGCGTGTGGCTGAGGTGATGCGGAACAAGAAGCTTCGTGCGCGGTCCGGGCGACGGTGAGATAGTCGACGGCGCGCTGGAGACTTTCGACTGTGTCGCCCAACTGGCCCAGTCCTAGGTTGCATCCATTACACAGCCAGCCACGCGCCATCCCGGTCACGTGGTCGTGGTCCTGGTGCAGGCCGTCAATGTGACGGCCGCACAGGTCACACGGGCCTGTGCGGCGCTCCCCCGATGCATTCGTGACCCCACGCCGACGCCTTCGGGAAGCCACGATATTGGGCTTGGCGTCGGCGCGGGCCTGGGCCGCGCGCCCCTTCTCGCTCGTCCTGTATCGCAGTGCCGCGGCCTGCCCCTTCTCACTGGCGGCATATCGGGCCTTGGCGGCCTTCACCTTTACAGGGTCGCGAGCCATACATCACGTACGCGGAGTGGCCGTCGATAGCAGCCACACCAGATTGGCCACGACGCACGTCAGGGCCACCAGGCCGCATCCGGCCTGGTTGAGCATGGCGCACATGACGACTGACATCGCCGAGGACCCGAGCGACGCCGCGACCCACTCACGATTCGTCATCGGCGTCCTCCTGTTCGTCCAGGGCCTGGACCGCCGACACGAGGGCGTCGAAGTCCTCGTAGTCGTCCTCACACACACCCGTCGCGGCGAGCCGACGCGCGGCTGCAATGACGCGGTCGCGGGGGTCCGAGCACGCGGCGCGGATTTCGGCGAGCCGCTCCTCCAGCGTGAACTGCCCGGCGACGGATAGGTAGAACACCTCCGGATATTCAGCGCGCACGTCCAACAGGAGGCACAGGTCCCCTTCGTCGTCGCGGCCGATGTCCCAGTAACCCACGGTTCCGATTTTCTTGATGTTGCTCATTGGGTAACCTCACTGCTTTCCGCCGTAGATACGGCCGTTGATAACGCAGCGCCCGCCCACGATGGGGACGGCCTGCAACCAGAACTCACCTGACGCTGTGAACTCTAGCACGCCGAATCCGAGTTGCGAGTCTCGGCGTACTAAATCTCGGTGGCGATACCCGATGTATTCGGGGTCGCCCAGCCAGCCCAGTGTGGCGCCGACGTGGCGCTTGCCGCACTGCTGGCCCTGGTACATTACCTGCAATCGATGCGTGTGTCCGAACACAACGTTCGAACCGACATCCGTAAGAGATTGTCGTGCAGCGTTGACGCCTGCCCTACCGAAGTCGTGCGATATGCGCGCCTCACCGAACACCAGGGATTCCTTGTAGGGAATGACTTTCCATCCGCGTCGGCGGAGTCGCAGCAGCTTACGCCAGTCCACGGCGAAGCGGGCTTCAGCGGCGCGTTCCAGCATGTATGCGTCAATGCGTAGTTCATGGTTCCCTTCCAGTAGCCACTTATTCCCAGGCGCACACCCCCCACGGGCCAGCGCGCGGTCCAGCTGGTCGAGTGCCCGGTTGACCCCGCGCGTTTCGTCCTTCAGGGACAGCACCAACTTCGGGTCGTGGGCGTACCGGGACACGGAGTCCCAGGACCCCAGGTCCCCCAGCTGCACGCACCCGTCGGGGCGCCACCGCTCGGCCACGTCCAAGGCGCACGCCCACGCGGCGGCGTGATGGTACGGAGCGTGTACGTCGGGCAAGCAGAGCAGACGGAATACGTTACTCGACACGGTAGGACTCTTTCTGGGCCTGGGTGAGACGCGCCCAGGCCATCGCGATACCGATTGACTCTAGCACGTCCGGGCGGTGTGTCTTGGGGAATCCCTCCACCAGGTGCCCGTACTCCGGGGTCAACCGGGCCAGCACGACCGGCTTGGTGAGCCGGACGGCGCCGGGCCACAACACCCGGCGCCACGCATCCGGGCCGATGCGGTACTTCCGCGCGGCGGGGAAGCGCTCGAACAGCCGCCCCGCGGTGTGGGAGAGCGTCATCTGCGACTTGCGCGACACGCGGACCTTGCGCCCGTTGCGGTAGATGGCGCCGGAGAATTGGTCCTCCACAATCAGTTCGTCGAGGGCCAGTTCCGCCGGGTCGGGCGACTCGTACCCGTACCACATGATGACCCCGCCATCGGTCAGGCAGAACCCGGGCTTGCTGCCCGGGTCCACACATAGACATCTCACGACCCCACACCCAGCCGGTCGGCGGTCGCCAGGAACTCCCATTCGCTGGCCTCGGGGTCCAGTGGGCGGCACGGGTCACCCCACGGTTCACGGTTGCCCTCGCCCCCGAGCAGCAACTCTCGGGGGTAGCTGCCCGAGAACAGGTCCCGGCACTCGGACAGCCGCGCCCGCAAGTCGGCGTCTTTGATGATGGGACACCGGCGGAACGACACGTCGAAACGCTGTTCGACCGCGATGGCCCACAAGTCCTCCAGGATACGGTAGTCCGGATTGAGGCGCTTCAGCCCGGACACCATGTCCCCCAGGTACGCCTCGGTCGCGTCGTGCAGCAGCGCGGACCGGTTACGGCGGGCCGTCGTGCCGGACCCGGCCGACACGATGTTGGCCACCATGACCGAGTGGGACGCCACCGAGTAGTACTCGTGCACCGAGCCGCCGAAGCGGCACACCCGCGCGAGATGATGGGCGATGTCCTCCAGACAGATGTCCTCGGGACGGGGGTTCGACAGGTCCAGCATCAAGCCGGAATAGGTGCGGTAGGCGTAGCGGTTGGTGTTCGTCACGGGTCAGTTGTCTTTCGTTGTGGGTTCGGGGGCGGCCGGGGCGTAGCCGTTCAGGCCGTCGACCAATCGCTTCAGAGCATCCATCCGCTCGACCACCGCCGCGACGGGGGCGGGGCGGTCGTCCAGGTCGTCCCGCCCGCGCTCGGCGAACACGACCAGGAACAGCACGTTGCACCAGAAGTGGGACTCGTGTGCCAGGCCGGACTCGGCGTCGATGAACTCCCCGGCCGCGACGTACTCGGCGTGGCGCTGGGCCGCGGCGTAGATGCGTGAGTAGGGGATGCCGCGCTCCCACCCGCGGGGTTCATACTTCGCGGCACCGAACGCGAGCACCGCCGCGATGCCGCGGAGTTGGCGTTGGGGGATGGACAGCTCCAACTTGAACGGCTTGGCCGACCACCAGATTTTGAGACCCTCTGCGGTTGACTCGACCCCGTGGTCGATGGCGATGGGGTGGAACTCGTTCCACGGGATGAGGTCCGGTCGGGTCTTGCCCGCGTCGCGCTTGAGTTCTTGATTCGAATCGGTCATGCTGCGTCACTCCACACTAGTAGGTCCCCATTGGGGGCGCGGACTTCCTTCGCCCGCTTAGACCATCGCGGCATTGCTTTGGCCTCAGGGATACACGATAGTACGTCGGGCAGGACTCGTCGAGCCGCATCCGTCAACAGCCCACGAATCGTCCGGTCGGCCGCGGCCAGTTCGTCCAGTGGGACCTGGATGAGCCATTCGTCGTGGAGGTGGGCCAGCATCCGGCACCGGCGCAGCGCCCCGCCCGCGAGGTACATCGCCTCGTTGAGCACGATGGTGCCTTCCGAGCACACGAACGCGCCGAGTTCCTGGAAGGGGTTGTTCGCCGCGGCGCAGAACCACACGTCCTTGCGGGTCATCCCGAACCCGGGCAGGTCTGCGTCGAACGTCTTGCCGGGCTTCTCGGTCGAGGCCACGTACTCCAGCCACGCCGCGCCGTCGGGGTTCTCCTCTTTCCAAATCGCCCGCGCCCGCTTCGATTGCTCGGGGGTGATGGCGACCTTGTACTGCATTTTGCAGTACCGGGCGTGCTTCTCGGGGTTGGACATCCCGCCCTGGAACCCGAAGTTCGACCCCTTGCCGGCCTGGCGCCACCAGTAGCAGTCCCGGTCACCGGCCTTGAACCGCGCCCGGAACTCGTCGTACCCCACCCCGCCGGGCATGAGTCGCGCCCCGATGCGCGCATGCAGGTCCACCTTCGTGTTCAGGTCGTCCACCATCCGGCGCAGCCCGAGTTGGTTGTATACGTTCTGGGCAAACGACGCCAACTCCAGGCCGGCCATATCCACCGACACGATGCAGAACCCCGGCGGGGCCACGACGCATTCGCGGATGAGCGGGACGTTCGTGCCGGGCTTGGCGTCCAGTCCAGTGCGCCAGTTCTGGATGGCGGGCTTGGCGGCGCTGGTGCGGAGGGTGTCCGTGATGTCGTACTTGGTGTGGATGAGTCCGCCCCCCAGCCGGAGCATCGGGACGTCGGCCGACTCGACCTTCGACCACTCGCCGTACGACGCGAACGCCACCAGGTCCGGGTCGTTCGACTCGCGCAGGGTCTCGCTCGCCAGGGACACCTGGGGCTGCCACGGTGGGCGCGGGGGCAGGCCCGCCGCGGCGCGCTCCTTATCCTTCTTGGCGCGGGCGCGCTTCGCCGTAAGGGTCTGCTCGGTCATCGGCGGGTGGCCGTCGTAGGCGGCCGTGACCATCGCGCGGAGGAGGGTCTGGTTCTTGACCCATCCGAGCGTGCGCTGGCCCTGGCGCGTGCACGCTCGCCACTCCAGAATGCCGGCCTCGACGGCCGCGGGCGTCAGGCGCTCCAGCTCAGCCTGGGCTGTGGCCGCGAGGGCGTCGGCCGCGCGCTGGTCCACGGGGAGCCCCCACACCGAGGACAACTGGAGGCAGAACGAGCGGTAGGACAGCCGCTGTAGTGCTGACAGCGGGACGTACTTACCGAAACGGCGCAGCTGGCGCTCGAACACCTTCGCGACGATACAGTCGTCCAGCGCGTACGAGCGGTGCGGCTCGGGGATTTCGAGTGCGTCCAGGAACTGGCCGAACTCCAGCGCCAGGCCGGAGTCCTTCAGGTCGGGTGAGGGCAACCCGTGGGCCTCACACACCGCGCCGAGCTTGCCCGACGCACGCTGGGCCAGGCCGGCTATCTCACCCAGGCGCTGGTAGGCGTACGTGCACAGGATACGGCCGGCGCGGTACGCCTGGAAGACTTCCTCCGTCAGCCCCGCGGCGCACCACACGGCGGCGTCGTACGCGGCGTTGTGGAGGACCAGCGTCACGCCGGGGTCTCTCAGCCAGGCGCGTAACTGGCTAACGGCCCCGGCGCGACGGGTAAGAATGTGTCGCTCGGTCTCGCCGAGCAGTTGCCACTGGATGCACACGAGGGCCGGGGCCATGTACCCCGGAGCGAATCGTTCGGTTTCTGAATCACAGCCGATGTATTGCATGGTCAATCCAGTCACCCCGTGCGCCGACTTCGGCACACACTTGGAGCGCCCTTGCGTCAGCACACGGGGTGTTGGAAAGACTAGCGCGTCCCGAGCAATCGCGCCACCGCCCGCGCACAATCGGCCGCCTGGCGGCAGTCCGCCAGGGCACGGTGCGCGGCCGTGTCGTGACCCGTGACCAGGTCACCCCGGCCACAATCGCGGGCGAACTGACGCAACGTGCTCGCGTCGAACGTACGATGCGAGAAGTATCGGCGGACCAGCGGGAGGTGTACCTCCAGCCAGCCCAGGTCGAAGTGTGGTGAGAACCCAGCGATGGGTTCACGGCCTGGGGCGGGATTCCCGAAGTAACGCAGGAACCGGACCAGCTCGGCGGACACTTCGGCGATGGGGAGCCCACGCTCCAGCACGTCGGCAACCAGCCCCGACGCGGTGTGCATCCCGGCGGTGTGCTGGTCGAGCGCAGCAATCCACCCCGTGGGCGGGCGAATGACCCATGTCTGTGCGGCGACTTCGGTGTACGCCGGGCCGTCGGACTCGGTCGCCAGCACGGCCACCTCTAGGAGGTGGCCGGTGCTGGGGTCGAGGCCGGTGGTCTCGGTGTCGAGCCATATCCGGCAGGCCATGTTAGCTCCGGGCCCCAGTGACACACCGGCCGACGAAGCACGTCAGCACGAAATGCCACCACGTCAGCGGGGGGAG